CACCCAGATACGCTTACATTGCGCCTACTTATGGACAAGCAAAGCGTGTAGCTTGGGACTATCTCGTTAAATACACTACTCCGCTAGGCGGTACTAACAACATCTCAGAGTTGCGAGTTGACTTCTGGGGTAGGCGTATTCAGCTATATGGCTCAGACAATCCTGATTCCCTGCGAGGTCAATACTTTGATGGGGTAATCATTGATGAGGTGGGTGACCAGAATCCTAAGATATGGACTGACATTGTTAGACCAGCCCTAACAGACCGCAAGGGATGGTGCTTATTCATTGGTACGCCAAAGGGACACAACCACTTCAAAGAACTGCGAGACAGGGCTGAGAAAGAGGATGGATGGGGACTGCTAGAGTTTAAAGCCTCAGAGACAGGGGTAGTGGATGACACAGAACTGAAGGCTGCTAAGAATGAAATGGGGGAAGATAAATACCGCCAAGAGTTTGAGTGTAGCTTTGACGCTGCGGTTGAAGGTTCTTACTTTGGGCAAATCCTCAATGAATTAGAAGAAAAGAAGCATATGCAAGAGATACCCAGAGAGGAACTAAGCCGTACTTTTACTGCTTGGGACTTGGGAATGGGTGACTCTACATCTATCTGGGTGGCTCAACTGGTGGGTACTGAGGTCAGATTACTGGACTACTACGAGAATCATGGCGTAGGTTTAGACCACTATGTGAAGTGGATTAAGGACAACGACTACCTCAAAGCAGAGCATATTTTGCCCCATGACGTTAGGGTTAGGGAATTAGGCACAGGTAAGAGCAGAATGGAAATGCTTGAGGAATCAGGACTAGAGGTCAAGATTGCACCCAGAATGGGACTAGACGATGGCATCCAAGCGGTAAGACGATTGCTTCCAAGGTGCTGGTTTAACGTGCCTAAAGTGCAGATAGGGCTAAACTGCCTGAGAAACTATCGCAGAGACTACGATGAGAAGCGCAAGATATTCTATGAAAGACCACTACACGATTGGTCAAGTCATGGCTCTGATTCGTTCCGTTACTTAGCCCTTGGATTGGATGAAGGTCATTCAACATGGTCTAAGCCGATTAACCAAACTCCGAAATGGATTGTCTGATGTATGTATCAATGCAAGGGGTAAATCTAGCCCCTAAAGTAAAAGAACTTGAAAAACGTATCGAAATGCTCGAAAATGTGGTAAATGAGTTAAAATTGGACAAACCCAGAATTGGAAGACCTCCAAAGGACAAGCATGGCACAGAACGAGTTAATGTCGATAATCCAAGCAGAGATTGATGATGCAATTGGATTTATTGAAAGCGAAACTGTTGAGCAGCGCAAACTGGCTTTGGAGGCTTATCTTAGGCAGCCATATGGTAATGAGGTTGAGGGTAAGTCTCAAATCGTTACTGGAGAAGTGGCAGAAGCGATAGATGGTGCGCTACCTAGCCTAGTCCGTATCTTTACAGGCTCAGACAATATCGTAGTCTTTGAGCCACAAGGCCCGAAAGACGAAGCCTCGGCAAAACAGGCCACAGACTACTGCAATTGGGTATTTAACAGGGATAACGAGGGCGTAGCCATTCTGCATGATTGGTTTAAGGATGCTCTCTTGCAGAAGAATGGCATCTTAAAAGCGTATTGGGAAGACAAGGAAGACATAACCAAAGAGCGTTACTTTGACTTGACTAACGATGAGTTAGCAATGTTGATGAGTGATGAGACTATGGAGATTGTTGAGCAAGATACGACAGAGTTCCCGATATTTGACCCAATGGGACAGCCAGTTATAGACCCGATGGGTATGCCTGTGATGGGTGCTACTCATAACGTAGTTGTCCAACAGAAGAAGAAGTCAGGCAAAGTAACGATTGAGAACGTACCTCCCGAAGAATTCCTGATTAGCAAGAAGGCTAGAACTATTGCTGATTCACCATTCGTAGCCCATCGTCAGATGTTAACTCGTAGCACCTTGGTTGCTATGGGGTTTAACAAGAAGCAAATTGAAGGCTTGCAGATGGGTGATGCACTAGCGTACACACCAGAGCGTGTGGCTCGTTATGCAGCAGGTGAGCAACCTTACCAAACACAGACAGATGACCCCTCAATGCAAGAGATTGAAGTCTTTGAGTGCTATGTCAAAACTGATATAGATGGCAAAGGCATTGCTTCATTGGTTCAAGTGTTCTACGCTTCTAATGAGATTCTTGAGGATGAGAAGGGTAAGGAAATGGTTGAGGAAGTGGACTATGTTCCTTTCCACTCAATTTGTCCTATCCCAATTCCGCACAAGTTCTTTGGGAACTCACTAGCTGACAGAACAGTTGACCTACAGTTAATCAAGACTACTATTACTCGTCAAATGTTGGATAACCTTTATCTCACCAACAACGCCAGAGTATTAGCCGTAGAAGGTCAAACAAATTTAGACGATTTGCTTACCTCTACAGCAGGTGGTGTTATCCGTGTAAAGTCTATGAACGCTGTCCAGCAATTAACAGTTCAGAATGTAGCAGCACAGGCGTTCCCAATGCTTCAGTATCTGGACACAGTTCAGTCTAAGCGTACAGGCGTGTCTGATGCCTCACAAGGGTTAGACCCCTCTGTGTTACAGAATGTTACGGCAGCAGCAGTAGCTTCTATGCAACAAGCTGGCGCAGGTAAAATTGAACTGATGGCTCGAATCTTTGCTGAGACAGGCGTTAAGTCTTTGTTTAAAGGCATACTACATTTGCTCTGTAAGTACCAAGACAAGGCTCGTTTGGTGCGTATGAGAGGTGAATTCGTAGAGTTTGACCCTAGAACATGGGCTAACCAATACGATGTTTCTATCAACGTAGGTTTAGGCGCAGGGAATCGTCAAGAGCAGATGGCTATGTTGTCTATGGTTCTTGCTAAACAAGAACAGTTGATTGGTCAGTACGGCCCTGCTAACCCTTACGTTTCACCTGCTCAGTATCGTGGCACATTGGGACGCATGGTTGAGATTGCTGGCTTTAAAGATAGTGCTGAGTTCTACAAAGCGATTACGCCAGAGCAAGACCAGATGCTTTCTAACCCTCCTCCACAAGAGCAACAGATGCCTCCAGAAGTTCAAGCAATCATGGCTAGGACTCAAGCTGAGATACAGGCTAACCAAGCCAAGGCTCAAGCTGACATTCAGTTGAAGCAACAGCAACAACAGATTGACATGGAGATGGCGCAACAAAAGGCTGTTCTTGAAATGCAGATGATGCGTGAGAAGGAAGCTGCTAAGTTGCAATTAGAGCGTGAGAAACAACAGGCTTACTTTGCTATGAAGCAACAAGAGTTTGAAGCAGAAGCACAATTGAAAGCAATGAAGATTGGTGCTGGCATTACATCTAACGTAGAGATTAGGGGTTAAACATGGCTACAGCACCAGTATATTATTCAGACCAAGTAGTTAAAGACTTCATTGCAAACCAATTTGGTGGTTTAACTGGTGATGCACTTTATACGGCTGTGGCTAACGAGGCTGCAAAGCAAGGCGTATCAGCAGAGCAAATTGGACGTGTGCTTGGCTTTGATACTTCTGCTGTTAATCAGTACGCAACTAACGTAGGCGCACCACTTGTTGCTCAACAGCAAGTATTAGATGCTGTTATTGATAACGCATATAACACTCAGTTTGGGCGTGATGCTACGGCAACAGAAAAGACTGAGGCAGTAAACTATCTAACTGGTGGTGGTAGTTCTGGACAAGGTACTGGCGTTCTGAACTACAGCACAGAAGGCTATAACTACGACACACAAAGCGTTATCTCTGGCTATCGTAGCGCACTAGGTAGAAACCCTACTCAGACAGAATATGTCTCTGAAATGGCTAAATTGGGTTATGACCCATTTAATCCTGCTGTTCTTGGTGAGGCTGGTAAGTTATCAGCCAATGTTGCTGCGCTAGAGAGTGACCCATTTGCAGGGCGTTACGCCAATGTCAACCCCTATGGTGTGTATGACCCTACGACACAGACTTACAAACTAGACACAACATTGCCTAACATTTCTCAGAATGTCCAAGGCAATAGCGTCCAGTTTATTAGCCCTGTTACGCAAAGACCTATTGTTACTTCATTTGAAAATGGTAAGTTAGTTGTTAAAGATGGCGTTAATACGTTAACTGGTGAGCAAGCACAATCAGCTATTAACCTTGCGTTGAATACTGGTGCGTTAACTGGTGCTGAGTACAAAAACCTAACTGGTTCATTGGCTAGTGCTAAGTCAATGGATGACGTTTATAAGGCATTTGGTACACCACAAGCAGTAGCAGCGTTAGACCCTAACTATGGTTTCCAATTGGGTGTGGGTAAAACACTAGAGCAAGCACAAAAAAACTCTACTGGTGTACAAGCATTAGTAGATAAATTAGCTACTGAAAGTGGTGGTAACTTACCTGCTAACTTTTCTGTAGGTGCAATGGCTCAAGCTAATAAAGTTCCTTTTCAGTTTGGTCAGGAAACTTACGACAAGTCTTTTATGACTGACGCTAACCAAAAGATAAATACGTTAGCTAGAACACCAACCACACCACTTAACTTTAACCCTGCTAACGTCTATCAAGCACCGATTGTTGCAGGTCAGATGCGTGAGTTGTTCCCATCATTCGGTGAATCTAAGCGGTTGGCTCAAGGCTTAATTAGTCAGCGTCCTAGTACACAAAGCATTGTGAACATGATTCAAGGTTTGCCAGCAGATGACACTTTAGGTTTAAAAACCATGCAATCTAACGTAGTTGGTGCGCCTACTTCATTAAATAATGTCTTAGGCTTGATTGGTAAATAACTATGAACTATCAAGAACTGGTTAGTTTAGTTGGTGGAAGCAATCCTAAAAGTGCTACTTATGAGGACATTGTTTCTGGCATCCAGAGCCAGTATCGTCCACAGACTCAGTTTGCGCCTACCACTTCATTGTTAGACACAATTGGTACGCAGTTGCCAGAGCAACCAAGAATTGCTTATGGCTCATTGCTACAGGCACTACCAAGAGTTCTGCCTACACCAATGACACCAGTTAAGAATACAGATGCAGCAGCAAGCCTAGATTCTGGACAAATCAATCTTGGCGCAGAGACAGCAAACACAGGCTTGGGCGGTGGTAGAGACTTATCAGGTACGCTTGTTTATAACAATGACTTTAGTAATGCTGGCACTACTAATCTAACTGGTGACACAACAAACAGAGGCTTGTTTGGGACTAATGTTACAGGAACAGACGTAGCCAATGTTGCAGGGACAGTAGCACCGATAGCTGCTTTAGCAGGTAACTCAGACCTAGTTAAAACAGCTATTGCGCTAAACCTGATTGGTTCTGCTGCTGATATTCGTACAGAAGCAGATGTTCTGAACTTGGGGACAAAGATAGCTATGTTGGCAGCAGGGCCAGCAGGGAACATCATAGCTGCAGGTCTTGGTTTGGCTACAGACAATACGCCAATGACAGTTAACTCTTTGCTTAACTTGTCTAACCCAACATTAGGGCTTGTTAATAGTATCTCTGGCAATCTAACTGGTTACAGTTTAGGCGACATTGTTAATGGCTTGCTAAACACCCCAGAGGGTACTGTAGGCGAGTATGGTCTATTGGGTGCTGCTAACCTAGCTGGAACTGCTGACGCAAGCAGAAGAAGGGCAGGGGCTGCCTATGACAGCATGGATGCAAATACTTTAAGAGTGCTTGCTGAACTAGGTGACCAAGAGGCTATTGCCAAAATCAGGTCTATAACTAGCGGTGGAACTTCTACCTACAACCCAATAAATGACTTGGGTACTGCTAGAGGTAACAGTTACTTTAACTTGTTTAATCCTGTTGGTGGGGTAGCAAAGCCTAACCCAACTATAACGAGGGCTATCCTTGCAGAATAACGACAAACACATCTTGGCTCAATGGGCTAAGAACTTACTAAATGATGACTTTTTCAAAGAAGTTATAGATAACTTGAAAAAAGAACAGATTAGTGTGATAATTAACACAAGTGCAGAAGAATGTGATAGGCGTGAAGATGCTTATCGGCACATAAAGACTATTGAATTGATTACAGGACACCTAGAAGGTTTAGCCTCGGAAACTGTGATTAAAGAGAAGAAGTGGAAGATTCTGTAGGGTTTACCCTACCCTCCGTCCAGAAGGTTTCTGGCGATTATTGAGATGACAAATGGAAAACACCAACCCTAATGGGAGTGAAAGCCTAGATGTAAACCAAGCTGCTTCAGCGTTTGAAGGCATGATGGGTGATTCTGAGGAAGCCGAACAAGGCCAAACCGAAGAACAGCCAGAAGAACTACAAGCGTCTGATGAAGTTGAGTATTCTGAGGAGGAATCCGAGGAACAGCCAAAGCCTAGATATAAAGTCAAGGCATCTGGTGAGGAAGTCGAAGTAGAACTAGACGAACTTATCAAGGGTTATCAACAAGGTACGGACTACACTAAAAAGTCTCAGGCTCTAGCTGAACAACGCAAGGCGATTGAAGCTGAACGTGGTCACTTAGAGTATGTAAAACAAGAGCGACAGGCATACGCCCAGAAGTTGCAAGCGTTGGATAGCTTCCTTACGCAGCAGCATCAGGGTGTGGACTTAGAAGTTTTAAAGGAAACAGACCCTATCGGTTATGCGGTAGCGGTAGCTGAACAGAGCCAGCGTGAGAAGCAGTTAGCAGTAGTCAGGAATGAACAGCAACGCATTGCCCAACAGCAACAAGCAGAGCAACAGTCCCAACTGCAAGCGCACTTACGCACAGAATCTGAGAAGCTAGTTAGTCTGATTCCTGAGTTAGCGACACCACAGGGTGATGCGGTACGGAAACAAATCCGTGACTATGCGAAGTCTGTAGGTTGGTCTGACCAAGAACTCAGTTCCGTGTATGACAGTCGTGCTGTGATGACCTTGTATAAGGCAATGAAGTATGAGCAACTTCAAAAGAGCA